GAACCAGATAGAAGTAGAATGTACAAGAGGATTTATAACCTCTTGGGAGCACCTCTACGTTCTGTAGAACTTACAGATGAAATGATGGATTCCCTTATGGAATTATCAATAGGTGATTACACACAATACGTTCTTGACTGGTTGATTGAGTCTCAATGGACTTCATTGTATGGTTTGAATTTAGACACACAATCCGTAGCTAATGCTTTGGTTAGAAGATCACTAGATTGGGAAACACAATACACCTACGCTTATTCAAAAATAGTTGGACTACAGAATTCAGGACCTTGGGTTCTTAAGAAAGATTACATCCAACTACAAGCCAATCAACAAATTTATGAAATTCCAGCAGGTCGTGAAGTGAATGAGCTTCTGTGGTTTTCACCAGCAGAACAAAGTAATATTCTTTTTGATCCTTGGTCTTTTGGGGCACTCGGAGGTCCTGGTATTGGAGGTCCTGGTGGATATGCTCAACCTGGATGGGGTGGTGGTGGATACTTCTTTTTTTCATCATATGACGTATTGGCACGTCAACAAGACGTGAATCTTAAAAGGAGAATTATACAACCAGATTTACAATATAGGATTACTGCGTTACCAAATGGAAAAAAAGCGATTATGCTTTACAATACACCGGGTGGTAAATTTGATTTTGGTAATTCAGAATTGAATAGAGGTAAAGTTTGGTATTGGTACTATGATACGAATGATGCTGATAGAGATCAGTGTTTAAAAGATAATCCTGATATAGTAAAATTACCATCCGACATTCCATTGGATGCTCTATCTTGGCAAGATTTGAATGATCCCGCTCAACAGTGGGTAAGGAGATGGTTGACAGCTTATGCCAAAGAAACTTTAGCTCGTGTAAGAGGTAAATTCAGTGGAAACCTCAAAACACCAGACAGTGAACTCCAAATGGACTATGCTTCACTTTCGACCGAAGCCAAAGATGAAAAAGCTATATTATTGGAAGAACTCACCAAAAGATTGGAAAGATTGAGACCTGAGTTTATTATGGAGAGAGAGGCAAAGATTGCTGAAAATCTTAACAAACAATTACAATACAGGGCTTTCCCAGTACCAATTACAACTGTTTAAAAAATGGCAATAATTAAATCAATTCCATCAGAAAAAATAATCAACGGAATACAAGTAAAAACATCAGAGTTGGTTGTAATAAATGAACCAAAATATACAACTAATGGTGAATATGCTATTGTTGTAAAAAACATCGAAAACTGTACAATAAATCTTGATAGTTTAACTACCGATAGAATTAAAATCAAAGCACTGACAACAGTATTGATAATACCAGATAAAAACAAAATCGATGAACATTGGGATGAAATTCAAATTGAAAAAGGATCTTGTATTGAACTAGTTTTTGTATATCACAATTGGTACATACTTTCTTCTGATGGAGTAAAACTTTGGTGAATCAAATGTTTTTCCCAACCATCTTCTGCTTGGTCATAAATGTAATTAGGATTAATCCCCCTTCTTTTCCAATAATCCAACTCTTGTTCAGTTATCTCAAGAACATCTCGTTGTAGATCGTCTTGATCTGTTTCGTTAAAAGGTTGTCCATTTATAAGTTCACATTGGAGAGTTGTGAAAAATTCTCTTTTTTCTGGATTAGTTACCATAAGGACATCCCTAACTTCAGGTTTAAACACCACCAACAATGGTTCGATACGTTTATTGAACACTGAAATTGCTCGAGGTACGTTGTACTCACCAGTAAGATTAGGATTGTTGTCGATATCATTTTGACTTACCAAATAACAATTCAAAGTAATAGTATCCCCCTTCTTCGATACATCTCCGTGAGAAATTTTAGTTCCATTGTTTACATAATAAATTACGTCACCCAAGTTTACACTCATTCCATTCTGAATGACAAGTTCCATATGGGCTTGTCTCGCCATCAGATTACCAGCTTTTGTAGTTTGTTTACATCTTTTTTCATACTCAGAAATACTTTGTTTAATTTTACCTCTCTGAGCGACTTTAACCAATGGGATTTCCATATTGTATATCTTTGTAAGATATTCGTAATAGAATTCGACAAACTCTTTTCCTTTACCTTGAAGAAGTAATTTAATTCCTTTATCAAGAAAATCTTCAATATATCCTGGTAGTTTCTTTGATTTAATCGTATTACCAACCAATTTAATTTTACCCTTTTCAGTAAGAAGTGCGTAGTTCTTTCTGGCAATGTTTATACAACTCGGCCATACACCATCGTTATCTAAAGCCATTTCACCACGCATAAAGATATCATTGTACTCAGCAATATCCGCAGCAGCACCTTTATATTCTTTACCTTTTTTTACCTTCCAATTGTTTCCCCTTCCGATATAAACTCTATCTTCTACGCCTTTTGGTGCTGAGAAGTTAATACCGTCTGTGTCCATTACGAGTGGTTCGTAACCACGAGCCATAAAAAACTTGGTCATTTGACGAAGATACTGACGACCTGTACAGGTGATCTGTTCCCCCATATACATATCACCCCAAGCAAAAACTTGTGGAGCTGATAGAGCACCAAACATACTGTTGATAAAGATTTTGATAGGTAATTGTTTTCTATCGTACGATTTTGATTTTTTAGGATCTGTCTCGTACAATTCTTCCGCAAGTTGTTTGTACAAAATACGAGAATCACGGAAAAACTTCAGAAACCCTCTTAAAACTCCAGTCACATCACAATCAGGAAATACTTCGTGTACAAGTTGAATTGAGGGGTAGAGTGAACTGAAGTCAAGTTTGAGAACATTTGTTGAATATCCTACTTTGATTAGACGTGATAATCCACCGACAAAATCTTTCTTTTCTTGTTTTTTTGGAATTGCCAAGTTGTGTTTGTAAGACCAAGCAAGCATAATCATTTTCCACAACGTTGCAGTTCCCATCGTGGAAACTCGTTCATATGTCGTTGGTACTAAAGACGCAAGTAGAAAAGATCCTTGATTGAACTCTTCGTCAACTCGGAGCGTTTCATCCAAGTCATCGTCAAGATACATCTCAACAATTTTGTCTCCAGTAACTTTTTCATATACCGAAGGAAATCTTTGATCTAAATTGGCAAACTCAGGAATGTCAGCTTTTTTATATTTTCCATTGTTGATATTCAACCAGTATTCTTCCTTTTTTTCATACATCTTACCGATGTTTTGGTGATCGATGTAGATACGATTTGGACTTTCTAGTTCAAGATATTGAGTGATATATTTAAGTCCAGCACTTTTGATATTGGAGTTAATCGATTGTGCTCTTCTCACTGCGTGAAGAATATCAATTACATTGTATCCCCACATTCCAATTTGATTAAATTTCTCAACCTCGTTCCCGAGTTTGAGTAATTGTTCTTTTTGTGAGAAATGTCTTTCAGGGTTTAGTGTGATACAAATCTTCTTCATATCCAAACCAAGAGCTTTTGACCTCTCGATAATCCATTGCCAGTCGAAGTTAAAACTGTTGTAACCACCTATGATACTTGGATTGATTTTGTGTATTGTCCTGAAAAACTCAATAAGACCTTGTTTTTCTTGTTCTTCTGTTAAACATTCAATAACTTGATGAAAACCTTTATTTGTTTTCATACCAATCATAAAAATACGACCGTCTTTTGGATCAAGTGCGGTCGTCTCTAAGTCAAATACAAACCGAGTGATGTCGTTGTATTCCTCATAACCCTTGAATAATCTTTTTTCTTTCTGAATTAAGTATTGTTCGACTGGTGGTAACAATAGAAATTGTTCTTTTGCCGCATCCCCCCAAGGATCTATACCACCATCACGAAAAAACTGAATGAGATTTCTATAACCCTTTAAGGATTTAACTAAATAAGTGAGACCCTGTAATAACCTTTCGTTATCGTGAGTCTCCAATTTTTCAATAAGAATTTTATGTTTGGACATCGCTTCTTTTTGTGTCGCTTTAGACCCACCATAAAAATTTAATTTGCGTAAATCACCGACCCAACAAAAAGGAATAAAAGTATCCCTGACAATTTGTTTACCTTTCCCTGGGATTTCTTTGATTTTATAGATTTCTTCAGTAGCATAATCGAACTCCAATGCAACAATATGTTCTTCTGGATCATTTCCTTCTAGAAAACTTTTGATTTCTTCGGTTGTTATCATTTTGGTTCAATTAGTCACTTCAAATATATGAAAAAGTTTATAAAAAAAAAATACCCGTCCTATTGGAACGGGTATCCTTTTGTTTGTTGAATAATTAACAACTCGCACCACATTCAGTTACGCCGCTGTCTCCTAATTCAACCCAAACTGATTTTGGTAAATATTGATAAGTAGCACAATCAGAAGATGACAAACCTATCACACTGTAAATTTTTAAAGCTGATATCGTGAAATTCAAACTTGTGACTTGATATTGTAAAATTTCACCTGTACAACATTGATACCACACAATTAAGTCATTTCTACAAGCTTTATTGTATTCGGTTGAATTAATAAAGAACTCAAAACATTTACAAGTACCATTCTCACCAACTACTTCTATACTTGAAATTTCAGGTGATAGTGAAATTGAACCCTCACACGCAAACAAATTAAATGGATTTGGTTGAGGTTTATCGGATGTGAGTGTCCAAGCGGTAGGATTACTAAGACTATAAACTGAATTATTGAAACAACTTGTCCATCCAATTTCTAGAGGAGCCTCCCCTTTTGGGGGTGAAACTATAGAATACTCAACACAAGTACAACCTGGTATTGTAGGGGAAGGTGTTGGTGTTATTGTGCGAGTAGGTGTTGATGTATTAGTAGGTGTTGGTTGAGGTGTAGAACCTTCACTACTTGTCGGTGTAGCTGTTTGAGTTATGGTTGCAGTTAAAGTAGGTGTATTTGACCGTGTAGGTGTCGGTGTTGAAGTTGCAAGTTGTGTTCTAGTTGGTGTTAAAGTCATCGTAGGTGTTACTGTTGATGTTGGTGTTGGTGTGAGTGTTGCTGTCAAACTTGAACAATATGTTCCACAACCTGATGAAACCAACACAACAATTCCTGTTGAGACTCCATTCACAACAGACCAAATAGGTGCAAACCTACTACAAATTTCAACCCGAGTTGTAGTTGTCACTACAACTGAAACAGCAGCACCTGTATTACAATCGAAATATGTGTAGAATGTCGAAGTCACGCCACCACCGCCGAGTAACCTGTACGTGGAACACGTTTGAGTTGACCCTGTACACGTAGGTGTTAAAGTCGGTACTGGAGTACTAGACGACGTATTTGTTGGTGTGACACTCTTAGTTGGTGTCATTGTCATTGTTACACTCGGGGTCACCGTTGGACTACTATTAGGACTATTACTCACACTTATAGTTGGTGTCAAAGTCGGAGTACTTGTTGGTGATGATGTTGGTTGATTCGTACCTGTAGGTGTTGATGTTTGGGTGATTGATGGTGTAGTCGTTTGTGTGAGTGTTGGGGTTGGTGTCGGTGTTGAGAGTGGAGTACAAGGTAAACCCAATGAGATCCAGACCGTTTGTGCGCCAGTAGTAGGTGGTGTAAATGTAAACGTTAAATTAGTGACACTTCCAGTAAACTGAACAATACCAAATCCGTTATTACCCAAAATAGTTCTGGTGAAATAATTCAAAGTTAAGTTATCTAAACAATTAGAATTAAATCCTACATTAGTTTGTATCGATCCTTGTTGACTTGAATTCCCAAGACCCATAATAACCATCAATGGATTAGAGACTGCTGATGAAAATCTAATATTATACAAACCACCACCATCGATTCTCAAAAATTGTTGGGATTGATTTGAAGGTTTTACTGAACAATCTAACTGACTATAAAAAGAATTACTCAATGGACCTGTTGAAACTATAGTAGATAAATTTGAAGTCTTTATCGAAGCGGTCACTCCATTGTAAAATTCTACAAAATTTCCAACTGGAGAAGAGCCCCATCTTACATTCGGTGATGAACAATTACAAGTACCCACACAATTTTGAGATCCACAAGCCGCTAACCTTGTCCAAGTAAACCCTGTTAAACCTTGTAAATATGTAGGACCAGGTTCGGCCATACAAAAAATATCACCCATATTACCAATTCCGAGAGCAATTGTTCTTTGGACTCCCAAACAGTCTGAATAGTTAAATATAGTTTGTGAAGAGCCTATTGTTGTTCCAGTTACTAAAATTGGATTAGGTGTGAACATCCAGTTGTAACAAGGACAAATTTGACAATTGGATGTCTGTGTTGGCGTCGGTGTTGGTGTTGGTGGTAGTGCACAAGGAATACCCCAAACTAAACTTGTATAAGTTGTATTTCCAGATAAAGAAACGACAATACTTTGGAATGTACCAGTGAATGATACAATAAAATAAGATTCAGCACCTAGTACACCATCTCCAGTGTTTAGGGGTACAACGGGACTAACATTCCAAGATGTATTACTTACACAAGAAACATCGAAACCTTGAGAAGTTTGACCACTAATTATCGGTAATAAATTACTACCATCAAAATAAGAAAATCTACAAGAGGTGAATGATAAATTATCACCTAAAGAATAAAAAGCAATTTGAGGATTTGTTACTGGTGTTACAAATGAAAAATTAATGTCACCATCACCAATAACTTCCAATCCTTGTGTAGAAGCTGGATTTTTTTCAGGACAATCTAACCAATCATAAGGATATTGACAATTACAAATTCCAACAACACCATCCTCCAAAGATCCGATAGTCAATTGTGGTGTACCACTTACAACTAAAAATCTAGCAGAATTGATTGACAGACCATTTCTTGTAAAAAATATATTTTCGGGAAAATACTCACCCCAAGATGTACCCCCACAGGATGTTGGTGTTGGTGTTGGGTTTGGTGTTCTTGTTGGTGTTACATTCACATTACAATTGAATGGAACTGTACAAGCACTTATTTGCGGTAACCAAGCCGAAGTAAAAGGAAGGAAAGAATATAGATTACCATCACTGTCTAAATTTGCAGTACCAACAATCCATGTTTGGAATAGATAGTCACACTCAACTGTATCAATTATTTGACTATTACCACTGAATGCCGCAATTAATTGTGGTCTTTGTTGTGATGCAACATATTTTAAATTTGAATTTCTATTGGTCAATGTTGTTCCATTACACCATTGAGACGGTGTACCATTATTGAATGAATAGATATAAAAAGGATTACACACAATACCTGTTTCGTTAAATGCTGCAATTCCACCATTATCCGCTTGAATCAATAGTTGTGTTGCAGTACAAGGTGAATTAAAATTACAATTTCCTGTTGCTCTTACGGCCCAAACATATGTTGGAATCATTCCCACAGGGCATTGCACCGTTGCTGTGACTCTTGGTGTAACAACCCACGGTCCCGGTGTTTGAGTTTGTGTTGGGGTTGGAGTTGGTGTTGGGACAGTAATACATAAACTACAAGAACTATAACCACTTATCATAACACTATTATATGGTATTGTACTATCCAAATCTGTAACGATACCACATACTACAGGTTGGTTAAAATATAATGTTAAACTAGAGCCAGAAATAAGTTGAAGTGATAATGTATTTCCTACGGATACATTATTTTGAGGGTTATATCGCACGCCGATTTCAACTACCGATACAGTACAACCAGAAGATCCTAGATTTTGATATCCAAAAGGACTTCCCTGAACATTAGTGAAGTTTATAGGAGGAGGTGTCGGATAGTTTAATGTTACAGAAGAATAAAACCAACTATGTGATTCTATTACACCAAAGGCATAACTACCTATTGGTTGATATAGTGGTCGTCTCATATAGGTAGAGTATGTACCCGGGTCTCTTGGTATTGTTTGTCTGATACCATTACAATCTACATAAGTAATAAGTTGTGTTTGTAAACTTGGATCGACGGATGGATTTCTGTTAACCACGTAAGTAAAAAGTAGACAATTATAAACGACATATTCTTCAAATATACTTACTTTGGCTGTTCTGAAGGGAACACCAAGAGTAACCAAAGGTGTTGGTGATGGTTCTGGTGGTGGTAAAAATCCGACAGTATAATCTGTAAAAATGTTAGCGACTATAGAGTTCTCAGGATCTAAAATAACAGGTAATCTTTTAGAATTAATTTGCCGTAGCCAAGGACTATTTTTACTATCGAATGGTATATCAAGTTCTAAAACTTGTTCTGTGTTATTACAATCTAAATAATTGACACTAAATGTTCCAAAAAACTCTTGAACTTCAGATGATACTATAGAATATGTGTAGCAAATACCTTGATCTGTAACTGGTTCATTATATTTACCGCACACTTTACCCCAAAAATTTGCTGTGTTCTCCAGTATTATATTATCAGATTCACCGATAATTTCTGGCTGTCCTGCAGATATAAAGTAAAAAGGTATATCATCGGTACCAACAAAAGTCCCCGTTATTACATTTGAGTATGTTTCACCAGATGAACAACTGATATATTTCAAAGTTGTCTGACCGATTAAATACCATGTAAAACAATCACTACAAGAATCTTCGTTAGCAACTAATTGAAAATCAACTATTTCAGTCTTACTAAATATGTAGTCTGTAGAAGAAGCTGTTGAAGATACTAGGGCAAGTTGAATTTTGACGTATTCAGGGTTTGTTGAGTCAACACTTTGAACCGTGTACACTCCACTTTCAGTACCAATAGTAATTCTGATTGTTGATGGAGTACTTAAATTCATCCAATTGTTTCTAGCCCAGACACCAGTTCTATCTTTATTCCCCATATTGATCGAAATGAGATCCCAAGTAGTACTATCGCTGTTCCATTGTCCACTTTCATTAATTAGGGTTGGATTATTTTTCCATGTAGTGTATTGAAAATTCATATTGTATTTTTTGTAGATTATTTATTTTAACAAAGAGCTGCGATTGAGAGGATTATGCCATTTCCACCGTCAACTTGATAATTTATTACTCCGTTGGATACATAACTGAAACCTGTTGCTGGTGAAGTTAACCCAGAATCTGTATACAAAATGTCACCAATTTGAAGCCCACCAAAAGTTGTTCTAATACCATAGAAAGTATTACTATTATCTGAACAAGCTTCAGTATCACTACCACCAGTACCTATACTACTGTAACTATAACTTGTTCCCGTAGAACTTGGTGTGTTTGTTACAGTTGGTGTATTTGTTCTAGTAACTGACGGTGTATTTGTCGTAGTCATCGAAGGTGTATTTGTTGTAGTAACTGAAGGTGTATTTGTACTAGTAACTGACGGTGTATTTGTCCTAGTAACTGAAGGTGTATTTGTACTAGTAACTGAAGGTGTGTTTGTTACAGTTGGTGTATTTGTTCTAGTAACTGACGGTGTATTTGTCCTAGTAACTGAAGGTGTATTAGTTGTTGTTGGTGTGTTTGTTGTAGTCACTGATGGTGATGGTGTTATACTAGTTGTTGGTGTTGGACTAGGTGTAGCAAATGGAGTTTGTGTTGGGAGTGGTGCTGGACAAGTACCCCACGTTGGTGGGATAATTGTTAATTTTTTAGTTCCCAAAGAAAAATTATAGTATTGTTGTGCATTTGTAGTACACCAACCAGTGTAACTCACGGTTATACCTGTTGAACCTGAAAAATCAGCAGCACCACCAGCAAGTCTAAACATTTCATCGAAATTCACACCAGAACTTACGTCCCAATATTGCCAAGTATTATAATATGCAATCACATCATTCTCAGATGCACTGCCACCTAAACCTAAATAGCTATTGTTACCATAAAACGCCCTAGAAAAATCTGTAACATTACTAACGTCCCAACGACTTGATCCTGTTGGAGCCAATGTAATTGGTGAACTAACGCCACCAAGTGACATAAAAATTTCAGACAAATTTGTAACTGAGGATGTATTCCATCTAGACAGATCACCACTATTGCTGTTTTTGAACATTTTGGACATATTTGTCACATTTGAAGTATCCCAATAATCAAGACCAGTTATAGTACTCCAATTAAAATTGAACATACCTCGCATATTTGTTATTCCAGAAACATTGAAAGCACTAGCATCAAACGAAACATTAGTTGTTGTCGAATAACCATAAGGACTTGCACCAGCAAATGCAAATTCCATATTAGTAATGTTACCACCACTGTAAGTCAAAAGAGGAGAACCAGTTGTTGGTAATGCAATTCCGTAAAAGAAAGTAGTTGTTTCTGTAACGAGATCCAAGTAATTGAAATAATAACCATCATTGTTGTAAAAACTAAAATTACCCCAATTTTGAATACCTTTAAATCTAATTTTTTCACTCAAAGAAACGTCTTTCAAAGAAAAACCCCAAACCTTTCCTGTGACTACTATTCTTCTAACATTGTTAGGATCTGTCCATATTGGGAAATCAGGATTTCTTAACGTCCCTGTATTATTACTATATGTGTGTGTTCTGTTTGCGTAACTATTTACCGACGAAGTTCCATCCCCCCAATAAATTGTACCATCATAATCACCCCCTTCAATATAAGGTAATGATATTGTATCCCCTGATTGTGCGTAGTAAAGGAAAATTGTATCATTGGACGTTGCCGCAATGGAAGTTGAGGGTGTCATAGACGGTGTTAATGATATTGTTGGTGTAGGTGTTGGTGGGATACAATATTGACCACAAGGACCAGAACTTGAAGACCAATTTGTTAAAACATTAACAAATTCATCGTTCATATTACGATATAGATTTTCTTTTGTAGATATACAAACTGGAATGTTCGAACTGAAGAAATTTGTATTAGGAATTTGAACTGTATTTGCAGAAATTATAATTTCTCCAACTTCTCCAGTACAACCAGTATATTTTGCTTTAACTGGATATTGATTTATAGCAATCAATTGATTGTATTGTTGTATATTTAATCTAGGAAATCTGAGACTACACTCCAAACCAACTCCTGGACAAGTCACGGATGGTGTTGGGGTTGATGTTACAAAAGGTGTTGGTGTAACAAAAGTTCTAGTTGATGTTGGTGTTGGTGATGGTGGTAAACAAACTCTTTCACAAGTACCAGTTAAAGTTGCCGCCACACCACTTCCGTTTATAAGTTGTGGTACTGTCAAAGAACAAACTTCAACTGGTGAAGAACCGTTTACAGACCAGTCTTGAACTAGTAGATTACACTGTGTGATTCTATAAACAGCAAAAAATGTACCAGCTGAAGTAGAAAGTGCCTGTAACGTATACCTTTGACAAGGTTGACTATTCAAACAAGTTTGTGTTGGTGATGCTGTTACACTTGGAGTCTGAGTTGGTGTTTGACCTATGGTTGATGTTGGTGTAGATGTTGGTTGTGGTGTACTTGTACTACTTGGTGTTGGTACAATTATGGTAATAGCACCCCCCCCAATAACACTTGTAAAGGTGGTGTCACCCGAAGTCAATACAGGTTGAATTAAAGACAATAAACCCTGATTGTATGTCAATGGTGGGATTGTTAAATATAATGTCTGTTGGTTATTACAATCAACATATGCCCATACAACAGAAGTTACTCCACTATTCGAAATTATGTAAGAAACACAATCTAAAGGATCTAGTGGTCTTGTTGGTGTTTGAGTTGGTGTAACTGTTGACGTTGCGGTCACTGTTGGTGTTACTGATGGTGCACACGATTCACACGAATCGAACAGAGTGTAACTGACAGACTCCGCAAAATAATTTGTTAACACCGAATTCAATCTACCACACTTTAAACTAATTTGGTTAACCAAACTACAACTTTGATTTGGATCATTGAATGAAATTATGTTTCCAATCGAAAGACCTGAATATTTGGGCACATTTACTGTATAAAATAAACCGCTAGAACATTCTTGTACCTGATAAACAGTGTAAAGATTTGGTGTTACTGTATTTGTTGGTGTTGGTTCAGGTGTTTGGTTTACAATGAAATTCCCACATGATGAGTTCGAAGTGTTAATTAATACATTTTTGGTATCAGCTGTAAAGTATGGAAAACTCCTAGAGCAGACAGTGGTTTCTAATCCGGGTGCCATACTTTGTATAAAAATTTGACCTGAGATACAATCTGTGTAGTAAATATTCACATTTGCTTCATCAATCCCTCTTGACAAAGTATTAAGGTGATATTCCAAACACGAAATTCTTTGTCCAGAACCTACTGATGGTGTTGGTGTCGATGTTTGTGTTAAACTTGGTGTTGGACCTAAAGGAGTTACTGAAGGAGGAGTTCCACATGCTAGACCACTAGGTTGTAATTGAGTTATTGTTATTGATCCAACACCGACTGGTGTTCCAGCGACATTTATTACAATGAAACTACCTGTTGGGGTATCAACATAACTATTTTGTATTAATCCATAACTATTTGTTGAACTAGAACATGCTGTGTATGTTAAATAACCAGTTCCTTGTACATTGTAATAGTTACAATTGACACAATTACCTGTGAATGGTAAAGTTCGTGTTGGTGTTTGTGTTTGTGTAGGTGTAAAACCGAAAGTTGCTGTTGGGGTCACAGTGGATAGTGGTGTTGTACTACTTGTCGGTGTGGCCATTATTTGTGTCCTTGTCGGTGTAAGAGTACCTGTCGGAGTTACAGTAATTGGGACATTAGTCGCTTGTGGTGTCGGTGTCGGTGTTGTACCATATGGTGAGGTACTTAAAATTATGATACCCTCAAACAAAGTTGAGAATGTTCCTTGAGTATAAATAATTGAGATAACCGTCCTAGGAGCGATTTTTTGATTTGTTACTGGTACACCTTCACAGGTAGTATATGAAATAGTTGCTAATTCTTTAGTAGAATTTTCGATTTGGGATATTACACACGACATATTTTTACAATTGGTTTCAGATAAATATCATTCAAAAAAAAAAGTAAAGAAATTTCTTTATTTTTTTTTTAACAACAAGGACTGTCAAGAATGAAACTTTCTTGGATATAAATATTCAACTCTTCTCGGAGTGGTAAAATTAAATCTCCTTGAGTATTCTTAATTAAGAATTGTCCTTTATATGTACCGATTTTATTGGTATCCTTTTTTGTAAATTTAAAATAAATGTAATATTCAATCTCAGCATTTTCATTCAAACTAGTTAGTTCAACAATATATGCAGGTTTTGATACTATTTTCGGTATACCTGAGTTAGCATCAATCATAGTAAAAAAAATTGAGGATGTTTCTAGCATCCTCATAAATTCTTGATACTCGCTACGCCCATCCTTCACAATTTGCATTTTGAGGATTGGTAAATTTGCATTCTTATTTATGTAAAAATTCATTTAAACTTTTACAATAAATACCCATTAAGATTCTTTTCTTAATTCTTTCGCGTAAAATTCAAATCTATTGTGTTCTGTAGGTGTCATTAATAAAATTGCGGGGTTGATTTCACCTTTTATTGTTTCTTGGAAAATGTAGCTCATCCAAGTTTGTTCATAAGGGTG